AACTGATTTATTTCAACAATTGGGAACAGATAGAATACAAAGAATGCTTGAAACCACATTGCAATCATTGGGCCCAATAAATGATGTATTGAGCGGTAATATTATTTTAACTGATGGGCAAAGATTTATTGCAAATATGTATAAAAGAGTAAGAGATATTTATAAACCTTTACCTTCTGATATTGATAATCAAAGTATTGTTATTTCTGAATTTCCGCAAGAGTCTATAAATTCTAGAATTTATATAGAAAATCCTCTTGTTCAGGAAGTAAATATAAACATGAGTTCAATTCGTGGACTCATAAGTTCTTTAGATTCAAACAGATTATTACAAGAAGCAGAAAACATAGTAAATGATTTTAAATGGAGAGCTATAAGTAGTTTGATTGGAGAATTTAATATTAATAATCTTACTGCTTTGTTTGGATCAAATACTGTTATGATAAATACTTTTAAGTCTGTATTTAATCCAGTTAATTTTTTAAAAAATATTGAATTGCAAGAAAATCTTAAAGCAAACCGCTCATTTGTTGAATCTCAAGCAATGTTATATTCAAGATCGGAAAGATTGAGCAGTGTGCTTAAAAATTTGAGATAATCAAAACATAAAGAAATAAACATGACAAAAACACAAGAGATTGATCAAGCGGCCAATACAAATAGAAGACATCCAAGATCGACCTTTTTTGCACAATATCCATATAATCAAGGCACTATAACTAGAAGTGGCCATGAAATACATTTTAATGATACGCCAAATAATGAAAGTATACGTATAGCTCATACTAAAGGAACTTATTTTGAAATAGAATCAACAGGTAGATGGATACAAACTATAGTAGAAAATGCTTATTATTACATAAAAAAATCATATACTTTAACAATTGATGGTCATTGTGATATAAAGATAAAAGGTGCTTATACATTTAATTCTGATGCATCTTCTTTGATTGTTGTGAAGGAAGATCAAGTTCAAACTATAGGTCAAAATTCAATTGAAGCTGTTGGTGGAACAAAAGAAATACATACTGAAGGTGATCATTTTGAAAAAATAAATGGTAATCAAACAATAGCCGTAAAAGGCAATGCAAATTTTGCTGTAGAAGGAAGCCAAGTAGAAAGTGTTTCAGGTACCAAAGATCAAGTTATTGAAACTACTTTTCGTATAAAATGTAATACTTTACTTGTTGAAGCTGATGATATAATATATATGAAATGTTCTAAATTTGTTTTAGATGCAGGTCAAATAGAAATACATTCTGCTACAACGACTAAAATGAAATCTGGTGGCATTACTTATATTGATGGTTCTCAAATTAGATTGAATGACTGATAAAATAAATTTGTTGTTAAAATATAACAAAAATAAAATAGAAGCATTAAAAAATAAAAATGTCAACAAAAAGATCCGAAAGATTTTCTTATGTTGATAAAATTGACTTATTTTACAGTGATTTTACAAATAACTTTTTATCTCATCCTATTACAAAAGATTTAGTCATTAAAACTAATGAAAATGCTATAAAGCAAAGTTTAAAAAATTTAATTTATACAAATAGATATGAAAGATTATTTCAACCTAATATAGGTTGTGATATAAAAAAGGCGCTATTTGAGCCCAATGAATCATTTCTTGCTGAAGACATAAAATATTATATTACAAAAACAATTGAAGAAAATGAGCCTCGTGTTAAATTGATTGATGTTTTGGTAAATGCTGATGAAAGCAAGAAACAAGTTACTGTAACATTATATTTTTATATTATAAATATAAATGAGCCGCAGTCATTAGAAATAGTTTTTAAAAGAATAAGATAATATTAATGTCAGCAGGAAATTCTATTAATTTAGTTTCATTAGATTTTGATGAGTTAAAGTCTCAATTTAAAGATTTTTTGAAGTCAAAAGCAAAATTTAAGGATTATGATTTTGAAGGTTCAAACATTAATGTTCTTTTAGACTTACTTTCTTATAATACTTACTTAAATGCATTTTACTTGAATATGGTTTCAAGTGAAATGTTCATAGATTCTGCTCAATTGAAGTCTTCAATTATATCTATAGCTAAAGCTTTAAATTATCTTCCTAGATCTGCTCAATCATCTGTTGCTAAACTTGACTTAAAATTTGCTAGACATAATTTGAACTCTTTCACTATACCTCAATTTACTAGATTTACTGCTAAAAATTCAAAAAGTTCATATCAATTTTTAACAACTAAGAATCATGTATTGTATCCGGATGGTAATTTTTTCATTATTAAAGGTTTAGAAGTTTATGAAGGTAGAAATACAACAGAAGCATTTATTATGGATTATGAAATAACTGATCAAAAATTTGTTTTGAACAATGTAAAAATTGATATTAATTCGATTGATGTAAAAGTAGTTGAAGATAATAATTACCAAAATCAAGTTACTTATAAAAGAAAAACCAATCTTTATGATGTAAAATCAGAAGATGAAATTTTCTTTGTAAATGCTTTATCCGAAAGTAGATATGAAATTTTGTTTGGTGATAATGTATTTGGTAAAAAACCAAAAAATGGTGCACTTATTTTAGTTACTTATCGTATAACAAATGGTGAAGATGGAAATGATTGCACAAATTTTGTTTTAAATGATAATTTAGGTACTTTAAATGGTCATTCAAGCGCAATAGTTCCAGAAATTACAGTAGTAGAAAAATCAAAGAATGGTGCAGAAGCTGAAACCATTGAACAAATAAGATATAGAGCGCCAATATATTATCAAACAAGAGAACGTGCAGTTACTAAAAATGATTATAGTATTTTAATAACAAAACAATTTCCAAAAATAAAAAATGTACAAGTTTTTGGTGGTGAAGAAGCTTTCAATACTAGATATGGTAAAGTTTTTATTTCACCTATAACATATTCTGGTGAAAAATTATCTTATACTGAAAAACAAGATATTATTGATTTTATTAAAGATAAGAATATAATAGCAATTGAACCTGTAATAATTGATCCCGAATATTTATACATTTACTTAAATGTAAAAGTAATTTATGATAAATCAAAAACAAGTAAATCTTCATATGATATAGAATCTCTTGTAAAAAATGAAATAATAAAGTACAATGATTCTGTACTAAATGATTTTAGTAAAATTATGTCAATAACTACTTTAAAAACTAACATTAAGAATGAAGAAAATTCTATAGAAGATATTGATATTAATATTAGATTGCGTAAACTTTTTATTTCTGATATTTTGAAAAATGTTACACCTACAATTTATTTTTATAATGAAATAACACCTGGTACTATTTCAACATCTCAATTTATAGAAAATGGCAGGACTTATGAATTTACTGACTACAATCCAAACAAAGAAACATTTTATCTTCAAAAAATTGATGAAAATACAGTTAAGCTAAAAAATACTGTAAATATTTTATATAAAAGAGATGTTTCATATGTAACAAATATCTCATATCAAGAAATGGGTGCAGTTGATTATGAAAATGGAATAGTTTATTTTCCTAATATATTGCCTGTTTCTTATAAAGATAATATGGGTTTAGAAGTTATTGTAGGAACAAATCAAAATAAAGTATTTGGTAAAGAAAATAATATTTTGTTCATAGATGCCAATAATAGTAAAATAGTAGCTAAACCAAAATAGCTAAACATAAATGAGTTATATAGAAAAATATATTACACCATTTATTGAAAGTCAATTTCCTTCATTTTATCGAGAGGAAGGAAAAGATTTTATTGCTTTTGTTGAAGCATACTTTGAATGGCTTGAAAAAGAAGAAAATGTTATTGGTCAATCAAGAAAGCTTTTAAACAATATTGATATTGATGAATCTTTACAAGATTTTATAAAACACTTCAAAAATCAATATGTTAAATTTTTACCTGATGATATAAAAAGTGATAAGAAATTAGTTTATAAGCATATACTTGATTTATATGAAGCAAAAGGTACTCCTAGAGCCATAAAACTTTTGTTTCGTATAATATATGGTGAAGATATTGATATCAATATACCAAACGAAAAACTTTTTACTACTTCTGATAATATTTGGCATAGACCTTATTATATAGAAGTAGAATTTCATGAAAAATTAGAAAAACTTCTTAACACAGAAATTACTACTATAGGTAATACTGCTTATGCGACTGTAAGTTCAATTGGTAGTAGAATAGTAAAAAATCGTGAAATATATTATCTGTTGCTTTCTAATATTAAAGGAACTTTTAAATCTGGCGATAGAATATATCAAGTAAGTGAAGAACATGTAAAGAAAAAAGATGCTATATTAATTGTTGGTTCTTTAACTGCTGTAGCTATTACATCTGGGGGTAAAAATTATTCTGTTGGTGATATTTTAGATATTCAAGGTACTGGCATAGACGGTAAAGCTATAGTATCAGAAGTATCTGAAGATTTTAAAGGCGCTGTTGATTTTAAAATTAATAATGGTGGTACTGGTTATACACTTTCTTCAAATGTAACTGTAAAAACTACTATAGAATTGGAATTAACTAATGTTCAAGGTACTTTTTCTAATAATACTTCTTTAGTATCAAATAACAACGCAAATGGTACTATTTGTGCTATTGTTACACCTACTAGATTAAGATTAATTGATTTTTCAACAACTCCTCAATTTTTAGAAGGTCATACTGTTCAAACCACAACAGGTAATGGTACTATTTCTGCTGTATATGGTGGAACAGGAACTGGAGCTAATTTTAAAATTGGATCAATAACTAATAAAGAACTTATTACATATTATAGTGATGTTATTAATACTTATGCTGGTTTTGCACTTGATGCTAATACTAATACTTACAGATTACAAATATCAAATGTAAGTGGTACATTTGCTCCTTCTCATACTGTTAATAGTAGTGCAAATGTTATATATTTGACTGTTAGTACACTTACATCAACATATGTTGCCAATGGAGAATCTTTATCTAATAGTAATTTAGGTATTGCTAATCTTTATGTTTGGCGTTCTGATGGACATTTTGTTTATGTAACAGGTTCTGATACAGAATTAAATAATGCTAATATTGCTATAAATGCTATACTTGTAAGTAATACTACTTCTTCTCAAATTTTATTAAATGATGTTAGTCCTAAAATTACAAGTAATGGTCAAGGTGTTATAGTATCAGCAAATTCTACAGCAATTATTGTTAATTCAAATACAGGTTATTTTATTAAAACCGCAACATTGCAAAATGCAAATGTTACTGGTACAGCTACTATAACTGATGTTATACGATTAACTAACTGGAATTTTCCAAATTCAATTGTTGCTGATTGTAATTTGGATTCTGTTATTGAAGAAGTTCTTACACTTACTACTAAAGAAGTTGGTACAATTGCTTCTTTGAAAAGTATAAATCCAGGAAAAAATTATATTACAAAGCCACATGTTATAGTTAAACAAGAAGATATAGCACAATTGTTATTATATGATAGTGTAGGCCAAAAAGGAAACAATGCAATAATAGAAACAAATGTAAGTGATAGTAAAGGTGCAATTACAGCAGTAGAAATTCTTAATTCTGGTCATGGTTATTTTGATAATGAAAATGTTATTTTAGTTTCTGAAAAAAATGACACTATTGCTGAAGGTGTTACTATTGTTCAAAAACAAGGTATTACTGAAGGACATTGGCTCAATAGAAAAAGTTTTTCAAGTGATATAAACCATATTTTTGATGGTGAATTTTATCAATACTTTTCTTATGAAATTATTTCAGAAAGACTTTTAGAATCTTATAAAAATTTTCTTTATGATTTAGTTCATCCACTAGGATATGCTGTATTTTCACGATATAGAAATATTAAAAACTTATTAGAAAATGTTGATATTCATGAAACAAAAATTTCAAAATTCATAAATTATGATGATATTATAGCATTCTATGTTAATTTGAATTTGGATGAACATGAAAATACTTTTGATTTAGTAGTTGCAAATACAAGTAATTTTGTTGTTAACAATACTGTTTCAGCAACAGCTAATGCTGTTTACTTACAAGGAAATACTTTAACGAGTGCTACAATAAGTAATGGTGACATATTATCTAATAACACTTTAGGTATTGCTAATCTTTATGTTTGGCGTTCTGATGGTCACTTTGTTTATGTAACTGGTCCAGAATCTCAATTGATTAATGCTAATCTTGCAGTCAATGCTATACTTACAAATAATACTAATAATAAATTGTTTAAAATTACTTTAGCACCAAGCAAACATACTATTACAGGAAATGGTATTATAGAAACAGTTAATAGCACTACAATTCGTGTTTCTTCAAATAATGGCGGTTACTTTATACCTACTGCTAACTTAATAAATGCAAATACTTCCGCAAACACAGTAATAAATAATACGATAAGAATAAGTAACTGGAACATTTATAATAATATGTTAGCAAATACTGTAAATTTGGATACTATACTAAATAATGCTATACCTAATTCTGTACCTGTATAATTTTTAATTATAAAAACTACAATGACAACAAATACTTATACATTAACTACAAAATTTTCAATAACACAAGCAAATGTATTTGTTGAAGAAGTAAAAACAGATCATATAAATTATTATATTTTTGCTTCTAAGTCAACGCCTTGGGTAAATGCCAATGGCGATAATGATGATTCTGCTATTACTATACCAAATAATTCTTACGATGAAATGGAACTTAAACCTTATAATGAAATTTTATTTGGTAAAAAAATAAGCGAATCAGATATTAAATTTGTTACAAAACGTTATGATTGGGTATCAAATACCATTTATGATTCTTATGATAATTCTATAGAATTAGCAAACAAAAAGTTTTTTGTAATTACTGTAGGTAATAATAATGAATATAATGTTTATAAATGTATAGATAATGCTAATAATAAACCATCTACTATAAAACCAACAGAAAAAACAACAAAAAGCACTTTCAAAACTGGTGATGGTTATACATGGAAATACATGTATACTATTTCAGCCTCTGATTTTGAAAACTTTGCTACAAATCTTTATATTCCTGTTATAAAAAATGCAAATGTTATTGGCAATGCAACTCCAGGTACTATTGATTGTATTCGTGTAACTAATACTGGTTTAGGTTATAATGTGCATGAAAAAGGTGTTTTGCCAGTCATTATTGATAATAATCAAGTAAAATTGCCAAATACTTCTTCAACTCTTACAGATTTTTATAAAAATTCTTCTATTTACTTAAAAGGTCCATTTGGTGCTGGTCAAATAAGAGAAATTATAGCATATAATGGTTCTACAAAAACTGCAACATTATCTAGTAATGTTGATGTTTATGCTAGATTAGATTTTGCCAATGCATCTTTTATTACAGATGGTTCTGTTGGTAATAAAGTAATTCAAATAATTGATAGCATTAATTATTTACATCGAGTGGGCAGTATTAGTGCAAATGATACTATTATACAAAGTGATAATCAAAAAACAGCAAAAGTTCTATCATCAAATACAACTGTCATTAGAGTCAATAGAACTGATAAAAACACAGCTTTAGAAGAAACTATTGCTTTTAGAAATTCCAATGATTTAGGTAATTTAAAAGTAGTTAAAGCAAATATTTCTAATCTGTCCAATTTGACATTAGGTATAGTAGTTGATGCTGGATCTGGTTATGCTTCAAATGCTACTATTATTATTACATCAAATTCAGGTTCTGGTGCAACAGCTGTTGGTGTTGCTAATTCTTCAGGCAAAATAAATTCAGTTCATATATCAGCACAAGGTAGCGGTTATTTAACAGAACCAACTATAAATGTTGGTGCACCTATTGCACAATCATTTAATAGTAATACTCAAGTAATAGGTGGTATTGGTGAAGGTTCAAATAATGTCATTATTTTAGCAACAGCCAATAAATTTACTATTGGAGATAAAGTAAAATATTTTGTAAATGCAGGTAATACTGTTATAGGTGGTTTAACAAATAATGCACAATATTGGATACAATTTGCAAATTCTACTGTTATAGCATTATCCAATTCATCAAATACTGCTGCTGGTAATAGAATATCTTTGACTCCATCTACTATTTCTGAAACAGGTCATAATATACAAGGAATGACAGCGGAAATACGTATTTTACCTAGATCTTTGTATGCAATAAATGCAAGCGCAAATGCATTCAATAATGAATTTGCAGTTGGTGATTTTGTTAGAATAGGTGAAAATGCAAACGTTAACATTAGAAGAGTTACAAGTGTTAATGCTACTCATATGATAGTTGATAGAAGATTTACAAACATTTTACCTTCCGCTAATACTTTTAAATTGAATCACGCATTTTTGCCTATTTCTATAAGTGTATCAAATGCAAATGGTATAATATCTAATACTAATTTACAATCAGTAGTATTGCAAGTTTCTAATAGTTCTTCTGATCCAGCATTTTTTATAGTTGGTGAAAAAGTTCAAATGATTGATAATGCAAATGTTACATTATTGGCTAATGGTACTGTTGCATATTCAAATAGTACTGAAATATTCATAACAGCATCTCAAGGTACATGGTTAGTTGGTAAAAAAGTAAGAGGAGATTTATCGCAAATTGTTGCAGATATTACTTCAATTGATAGTAGACCAAATGTAATATTAAAAAATCCTAAAGGAAATTTTATTATTGGTGAACAAATACAAGTTCTTACACCAAGTAATGCTAATGCTGGTATTGCTGAACTTATATCTTATACTGATTTAAGTACAAATAATGTTTCCTATGAAATAGGACCAACAGTCAAAATAGTTGGTGATGGAAAAGGTGCTGAAGCAATAGCGAGAGTAAATGCAAATGCTGGCAATTCAGTATTTGAAATTGTAGTATTAAATCATGGTAGTAATTATACTTATGCTAATGTAACAATTTCATCTAATACTATGTATGGTTCTGGTGCAAAAGCAAAAGCTGTAATTTCACCATATAATGGTCATGGTTCTGATCCTTTTGTTGAACTTTGTGCAAATTATGTTATGCTCAAAACAAAGTTTAAACAAGCACTTGATGAAGATTTTAAATTTCCGTCATATGTTTCTTTTCGAAAAGTGGGATTATTAAAAAGCCCATTATTTGATAATATAAAAGTTGATGTAGCACAACATAATAGAGTATCTTTAAGTATAAATAATCAAATAGGTGTTTGGTCAAATAATGAGTATATTACTCAAACAAATTCACAAGCAACAGGCATTTTATACAGTAGTAATTCTACAGTTCTTATCATTCATGATGTAAAAGGCACTTTTGTTACAGCTAATACTATAAAAGGTTTAACCTCAAATGCTACAGCTAATGTCGTAAATACTTCAATTGTTGATTTTATATTAAATGAAACGATTGAACAAGAAGTTACAAAAGCAACAGCAAAAATTAAAGCAAAAAATGGTAATACTTTAGATTTAACTGATATAAAAGGAAAACTTAAACAAAATTATTTTATAATAGGTAAGTCTTCTGGCGCAAAGGCAAAATTAATTACAATCAAAGATATGGATAATGTAATAATAAATTCTGATTTTGCTGAAACATTTAATCAAGTTTCAAGATTAACCTTAAGTAGTTTTAGTGGTAATTTTACAAATACTGAAGTTCTTACTCAATCTACCACAGGAGCAAAAGGTAGAATTATTGATAATGTAAATGATATGGATTTTACTATTACTATGAATTCTGGATCTTTTACTAAAGGAGATAATATTTTAAATTCTAATAATATATTAGGTATAGGTAAAGTTCTTTTTGCTAATTCTACTTATTTAAAGATTACAAGATTAAATGCAAATGCTGTTTTTAATGTTGGTAATATTATAACTAATGGTTTAGGTGCAAATGCTACAATAAATTCAGTAAGAAAAGTTTTAATTGTTTCTGATATTAGAGGTAATAATTTTGTTGCAGGTTCATCTTTAATTGTTGGTCAAAATACAGGCCATCAAGGAACTATTTCTATAGTATCACGGCAAAGTTTAGTAAAAAATACTGGTGATGTTCTATATATAGAATCTGCTAATAATGTTATAAATAAAAATACAAAGACAACTGAAGAAATTAGACTCGTGTTGAAATTCTAAGCAAAATATATAGTAAGCAGGAAAAATGCCATTAGAAACAAAGCTTAATATTTCACCATATTTTGATGATTTTGATGAGACTAAGAATTTTTATAGAATTCTTTTTAGACCTGGATATGCTGTTCAAACTCGCGAATTAACACAAATACAAAGTGTATTACAAGATCAAATACATAAATTTGGTAGGCATTTTTTTAAAGAAGGTTCAATAGTTGAAGGTTGTCAAATTTCTTATGATGGAAATTATAATTATGTAAAATTACAAGATGTTACAGTAAACAATCAAATATTGAATGTTTATGATTATATAAATTGTAAAGTTGTTTCTGCTGCAAATTTACAAGCTATAATCGTAAATGCAGTTTCTGGTTTAGAAGCAAATGATCCTGATTTAAATACAATTTATGTAAAATATTTAAATTCTGCAACTTATGCTAATGGTACAATACAAAAAACATTTGACCCAGAAGAAAAACTATCCATATTTTCTTCATCAAACACTCTTTTAGCAGAAGTAAGAGTAGCTAATAGTACTTATACTCCTACTGGTTTTGGTTATGCTGTTCATATTTCTGAAGGTACTATTTTTTCTAAAGGTCATTTTATAAGAGTTGAACCACAAACTTTAATAGTAAAAAAATATGATAATTATCCCGATAAAATTTCAATTGGTTTTTATACCAATGAACATATTATTACACCAGAAAAAGATAAAACTCTCTATGATAATGCAAAAGATACTAATAATTTCTTTGCTCCAGGTGCACATCGTTTAAAATTATCATCACAACTTGTAATAAGAAATGATGACAATAAAGATGATAATTTTACTACAATAGTTAATTTTAATGCTGGTAAACCAGTAATAGAAAATAATAAAAGCGATTACAATTTAATTGCTGACGAAATAGCACGTAGAACTTATGAAGAATCAGGTAATTATATAGTTGATCCTTTTGAATTTTCAATATCAGCAAATACAAGTAATGCTAATAATCTTGTCTTAGAGATAAGCAAAGGTCTTGGTTATGTTATGGGTTATCGTGTAGAATATATTAATTCTAAGAAAGTTGACTTAAGAAAAGGCACCGATCAAGTTTATTTTCCTAATCAAATAACTACGATTAGTTATGGTGATTATGTAAAAGTAAAAGAACTTGCTGGTGTTTTTGATATCAAAAATTTAGATACAGTTTCATTACATTCTACAGCACAACAAAAATTAACTAATGGTAATTATTCTACAAATGATCCTGAACCACCAAATAAAATTGGTACTGCTAGAATAAGAAATATTATTTATAAAAAAGGAATACATGGTACACCTGATTGTGAATATTTGGTTTACTTATTTGATATAAAAATTACAAAACCAGGTTTTAGTTTTGCTGATGTAAGATCGATATATGCACAAGATTCTGCTGGTGTTGCTGGTTTTTGTGATATAGTATTGGAAAACAATAAAGCAGTATTAAAGGAAACAAGCTCACCAGAATTAGTCTATTCTTTGGGTGCTACTGCTGTTAAATCGATAAACACTTCAGCTACAAGTTATTATTATCGTGGAATGGATACAAAAACATTTCATGCTAATGGTGTTTTGATTTTAAATTTATCTGGTTGGCATCCAGGTGGTAATGAAGAATTTTCTGTAGCAGGTTCTTTATCTGAAGCAGCAGAAGCAAAATTTATTGTAATAGCAAATACTTCTGCTAACGCTGTTGCTATATCTGGTGTTGGTGTTTCAGTTAATACTACTTCAAATACTGTTATAGGAAATACATCATTTACTTCTCAACTTGAAGTTGGTGATTATATTGCTATAGGTAATACTTCAGTTTATAATACAAGAAGAATAGTAAACATTGTAAATGCTACACATTTAACCGTAAATACTGCATTTACTTTTAGTGGCACAAATTTTTCAATTTGTAGAAGATTTCCTTCAGGTGTGCCAATATCTTTTGCACGTGAAGATAGTGCAAATATCACTATATCTTCAAATGGTACACAAGCTATATTTAATTTAGGAACACCTTTAAATGAAACATTTGTTGCTACTATATATTATGATGTATTTCGTAAAAATGCAGTTCAAGCCGCTAAGCAAGTAAGAAAACAACGTTATGTAAAAATAGATGTTAATACACATCCCAATAAAAATAAAGGCCCTTGGTGTTTAGGTCATTCTGATGTTTATAATATTCGTGCTATTTATGTTGGTTCAACTTATAGTAATACTAATGTAGATAGAAAAGATGACTTTATACTTGATACAGGACAAAAATCTACTTTCTATGATTTGGCTAGTATAAAATTAAAACCAGGTAAAACATTAGCAAATACTGATAAATTATTAGTTTATTTTGATCATTTTGTTCCTGATTATTCTGGTGGTATAGGTTTCTTTACTATAAATTCTTATCCAATTGATGATGCAAATACTGCAAATACTTCTGCGATTGCTACAGCAGAAATACCAATTTTCTATAATGAATTTGGTAGAGCTTATGATTTAAGAGATTGTATAGATTTTAGAGTTCATAGCAGTAATACAGCAAATAGTGCAACAAGTATAGCAAATGCTACAGAAAATCCATCTAATATTGTAACATTGAATATTCATGCATCTGGTGCGTATTCGCCTACAGTTGATCAAAACTTTAAAACAGCTTTTACATATTATCTTGGAAGAAAAGATAAAGTAGTACTTACACCAGATGGTGATATTAATATAATCGAAGGTGAACCAAGTACTCAGCCTATAACACCAAAAGATGTTGAAGGCGCTATGACTCTTGGTGTTATTAATATACCTCCATATCCTAGTTTATCACAAAGTGATGTTAGATTGTATAAAAGACCGGATTATGGTGTATTGAGTACATTGTTACAAAATAAAAGATATACTATGCGAGATATTGGTACCATTGATAAAAAAATTGCTAGATTAGAATATTATACTACACTTTCAATGCTTGAGCTTGCGACAAAAGCAATTTCTATCAAAGATGAAGATGGCAATGATAGATTTAAAAATGGATTTTTAGTAGATTCCTTTAAAGGTTTTAGTATATCAGATACAAAAAATCCAGAATTTAAAGCAGCTATAGATATTAAATTAGAAGAATTATTACCAAAGGTTGAAAGAAATTATATTGATTTATATATGAATACAAGTGCATCTTCTGGTACTGTAAAAAATGGTGATCTATTTCTTCTTACTTCTAATAGTACTCTATTCATTGAACAAAAATTTGCTAGTAAAGTAAGAAATTGTGTTGAAAATATTATATATGTTTGGGAAGGAACATGTACTTTAAATCCAGAAGGTGATGCACAACCTGATATAGATCGATCACCAGATGTTATAGCTGATATTGATCTTTCTGGTATTACTGATTTTATAAATGCTATGCCTAATATTACTGGTACTGAAAGAATAGTTACTAGCACACCACAAATAACAACAAATCAAGTTAATGAAATAATTAGAGGAAATGGTGGTTCTTTTTCGAGAGTAGTAAATCAAACAATATCAAATGTTACAGAAACAAGATTAAGAACTGATATAGACTTTAGTGCAATTACAAGAGAAAATTCATTTAATTTTGGTGATGTTGTTCAAGATATTAGCATTCAAAATTTTATAAGACCTAGAAGAGTAAATTTTACAGTTCATGGATTAAAACCAAATACTGATGTATATGTTTTCTTTGATAGAACAAATGTTTCTATACATTGTACACCAACAAATGCTTCTTTTATTCCTACAGGCCCTAAAGGTTCACAATTAAAAACTAATAGTAATGGTTCTCTTTATGGTTATTTTGATATACCAGAAAATACATTTAAAGTAGGAGAAAGAGAGTTTTTTGTTTGTGATGTTGATGATTTAACTACACAAGCAGAAACAATAACAACAAAGGCACGTGCTTCATATATAGCAAGTAATATTGCAATTACAAAATCAAGACTTGGTATTAATACAAGATTGCCTCAAGTAATAAGAAATGATATTGAAGTATTTTTAGGTTCAAGAAATATAAGTACTGTAATCGGAAGTACTGTTGTTTCTGAAGTATGGATACCTGATCCACCACCACCAGAACCAGCACCCGTTTTAGGTAATGGTTGGTGGTGGAATTGGTGGGGTAGTGATCCTATAGCTCAAACATTTCTTGTAAATCTTAATAAAAATGATGCTGGTGTTTATATAGATAGAATTGATCTATATTTTAAAAGTAAACATCCTACTTTAGGAATTGAAGTTCAAATACGTGAAGTAGAAAATGGGTTTCCAACAACAAAAATTGTTCCATTTGGAAGAAAATTTTTGCCTTCTTCTGCTGTAAATATAAGTAATAATGCAAGCGTTGCTACATCATTTATATTTGATACTCCTGTATTTTTGCAAAACAAAAAAGAATATTGTTTTGTAGTATTTCCAGTTGGCTCAAATGATGGTTACAATATTTGGGTAAGTGAATTGGGTGCAAAAGATGTTACAACCGGTGAAAATATTTTCATTAATAATGATACTGGTGTTTTGATGACTTCTTCTACTAATAGAACATGGACACCATATCAAAAAGAAGACATTAAATTCAAAATTTTCAGAAAATATTTCAATGTAAAAACTGGTCATGTAATTTTGAACAATGCAAATAATGAATATCTATCGGCTGAAAACTTTAGTAATAATTTTATTATTGGTGAAAAAATTTATGTTGGAAATGGTCAACCTTTATTAACAACAAATGTTTCTATATCAAATACATCAAATGTGGTTTCTATTGCTAATACTTCTTCTAATGCACTTAATATTTTTGCTAATAATCAAAAGGTATATTTCCTATCAAACAATGATAGTAAAGTAGATATAAAAACAATTGTTTCTGTAACAAATAGCACACATTTTGTTCTTAATGCACATCCTTCTTTTACAGATACAAATGCAAAGATTGGTCATTTAAAAGCAAATGGTAATTTGTATGGTACTTTACTTCGTGTAAATGAAAAAGAAAAGATATTTTACTTAGAAAAAAGTACTGCTAATTCAACAGTTGGTTTTACAAATGTTGTTACAGCCAATGCAAAAACAATACTTATTGGTGAAGAAAGTCTTTCAAAGGCAAATTTGATATCTGTTGATAATTTGACTTATTCTACAATTATACCACAATTTTCTTCTGTTATACCTATAAATACTGCTTTAACTATTAAAGTTAAAGGCACTGATGGTATTACTTTTGATTCTAACTATACAATTGTTACTAATGATATGGAAACTTTCTTTGTTGATAAAGAAAGAAAAATAAAATCATATTCTCGTGAATGGCAAGAAGATAACGGTCAAAAAAGTTTAGAAGTAAAATTAGAGTATGAAACAGAGTCCGAATATGCTTCACCTGTAGTTGACTTGATTAAAAATGACATTTTGATAATGAAAAATGATATTAATGGTACTAATGATATTGGAGATGAAACAAATCCATTAGGAGATGCTGCTAAAGCAAAATATGTTTCCAAAAGAGTAGTTCTTGCTGATGGTCAAGATGCTGAAGATATAATGGTCATTTTGGGTGCTTATAAACCAGCAAATACTGATTTGAAAGTATATGCTAAACTATTAAATGCTGAACATTTTGTAAATATAGATGAAATATATTGGACTGAATTAGAGTCAAATACACTTCCAAGTGTAATTTCAAGTAGAGTAAATAGAAATGATTTTCGTGAATTTACGTATATTTTACCTTCAAGATATGCAGTAAATGTTTCTTCAAATACAGCTATGAATGATTATAAAATTTATGGTACTTTTAGTGCAACAAATGGTATTTCTGGTAATAACTTAATAATTTCAAATTCTACACCTTTACCAAAAGGTTCTTTGGTTTATTATAAAGGTACTAATGCTAATGGTCTTTCTAATGGTTTTTACAGTGTACTTACTTCAAATAGTACAGCAATAAAATTGGCAACACCTTCTACTGAAACTGAAATTGCTGTTACAAATACAGGAATTACTAATACTGAGGTAAATACTATCTATGTTGTTCCTTTGACAGCATTTAAAAATAAATATAATAATGGTATTGTAACCTATTATTCTAATACTGGTGCTAAATTTGAAACATATAAAACATTTGCAATTAAGATTGTTATGACTTCTGATGAAGGCTCACATTTAGTACCTAGAGTACAAGATATGCGCGCTATATGTTTACAAATATAATAAATACAATAAAGTAATAAATAAAAAATGAATTACTTAAAAGTTAAAGACGAAAATTTAGTAAGAGATGTTGCCAGTAAAGCAATATTAAATGTAGATAATGAGTCTTTACAAATTTATAAAAATAAAAAGAAAAAAAATCAAATTATTAATATGTTACAAGAAGAAAATAAACAATTAAAAAATGAATTAATGGAAATAAAACAGTTATTAAAAGAAATACTTCAAAAAAACGATTAATAAAATATTTGAATAGGAAAATTAAATGGCTATTACTGTAAATCAAGTATCTAATTCGCAAACTTTTGGTACGTGGTTAGCTACTACCAATATACTTGCGAATTTGATGTCATCAAATACAGTAACAACTGATTCATCTGCTGGTGGCTCTCTTACAACAGGTAATGGTTTTGTCAATGGTTATTTTGGTGCTAATTATCTTTATGTAAAAGATAAATTAGTTGGTGGTAATATATCAAGTAATGGTACTTTAAGTATACAAACACCTCTTGTAACAGCAAATGCTACTGCTAATTTATTTGCTGTGTATTCAAATGGTACAATTGCTTTTGGTATACCTACATCAAATGTAAATGTAACAATTACAGGCAATTTAACTGTAAATAATATAAGTACAACAGGCAATGTAACTTTAAGTGATGCTATTTATATTGCTGCAAATGGCAATGTTGGTATAGGAAATTCCAATCCAAATACTAAATTTGTTGTTAATGGTGCTATTTTTACTATAGTTAATACAGCAACATTTGGTACAGCCGTATATATAGTAGCTAATGGTAATGTTGGAATAGGAAATAATACGCCTGCACAAAAATTAGTTATAGATGGTTCTTTGAATGTTTTAAGTAATGTTGCTACTATAGGTACTTCAATATACTTTGTTTCAAATGGTAATGTTGGTATAGGTAATTCAACACCTAATGAAAAGTTAGTAATTAATGGTCCTTTAAATGTATTAAATAATGTTGCTACTATAGGTACTTCTGTATATTTTGTTTCAAATGGTAATGTTGGTATAGGCAATTCAACTCCTGCAGTAAAATTAGTTCTTGCTAGTAATGATGCTATAGCTTTACCTGTAGGTAATACATCACAAAGACCTGCAGGTGTTGTTGGTTATATGCGTTTTAATACAGAACTTAATAAATTTGAAGGTCATAATGGTTCAACTTGGAGTGATATAGGTGGTAGTGGCGCAGAAAATGGTATATTTTATTTAAATGATCAAGTAGTTACTAGTAATTATACTATACCTATTGGTAAAAATGCAGGTACATTTGGGCCTATAACAATAAATTCTGGAGTTTCTGTTACAGTTTCACCGGGTTCTACATGGACAATAGTATAAATAAATTAAAAATTATTAAGGAAAATTATAGATGAGTACTTTACAAGTTTCAGTTATAAAGCATCAATCAGCAACAGTCAATTCAATTACACTTGCCTCAAATGGTCAAGTATCATTTGGTGGTACTGTAGAATTTCCTGGTTCATCTATATATGCGGCCGCAAATGGTAATGTTGGTATAGGTAATACTACACCCAATGAAAAGCTTGTTGTAAATGGTCAGTTAAATATTTTAAGCAATACTTCAACTTTTGGTACTTCTGTATATTTTGTTTCTAATGGTAATATTGGATTTGGTAATTCAACACCTGCAGTAAAATTAGTATTAAACAGTACTGATGCTATAAGAATACCTGTTGGTTCTACTGCACAAAGACCAACTGGTGTTGTTGGTTATTTAAGATTTAACAATACTAAAAATAAATTTGAAGGTTTTGATGGTACTACATGGTCTAATATAGGTTCTGGTACAAGTGGTGGTAGTGGTGATTTTAATACAAAATTAACAGGTGTAACGCCATTTGCAGTAAATACTACATTATCTGATGCTTTTACTGCTTCTTCCAATACTTCTTTGAGACATGTAATTTATTCAATACATGTAACAAATATTGGCACTAATAATAGTGAAATTACTTGTACTTTACAAGGTACAAATTATTCAAATATTCAAATAGCATATACTGTTCCAGTTCCTAAAGAATCTTCAGTAGAATTGTTAAAACAACCAAAAGTATTAAATCCAAGCGATATTATAAGACTTCAAGCAAACAACAATTCTACTTTACATGCTGTAATAGTATATGAAAGTGCTGAAGATACTGATTATTTTGGAAGAGGTATAGCCATAAATAATACAGCAACATATAATGATTTATACACTGCAACAGCTAATTGTGTTTTGCAAAGTTTGTTGTTAGTAAATACAGATGGTGCAAATGATGTAAAAGCACGTGCAGTATATACTGATTCTTCAAACAATATACTTGGTTATTATTGTTTTGATTTAGTAATACCGGCAGATGGTACTGTTGAAGTATTTGAAAAACCTAAATTTTTGGCAAATGGTAATAAAGTAAGAGTATATGCAAATGTTGCTGATAGATTAAAGGCTATCATAGCAGGTAAAATAATTAATGTCTAACAAATTTATATGGTCTTTGGACCAAGTAAGACAGCAAATATTAGGTGAATGTTGGAATTATAATACTTTTGGTGATCCTGGACAATTATGGACATGGGGTTATAATTTTCATGGTCAATTAGGTAATAATACTACTATTTGTAGAAGTTCACCAATACAAATAGCTGGTACTACATGGGTAGATATAGCTGGTGGTTGGGAACATTCATTAGCAAGAAAAAGTGATGGTACATTATGGACATGGGGTCGTAATGATTTTGGTCAATTAGGTGATAATACTACTACTAATAAAAGTTCACCAATACAAATAGCTGGTACTACATGGGTAGATATAGCTGGTGGTATTTATCATTCATTAGCAAGAAAAAGTGATGGTACATTATGGACATGGGGCCGTAATAATTTTGGTGAATTAGGTAATAATACTACTATTTGTAGAAGTTCACCAGTACAAATAGCTGGTACTACATGGGTAGATATAGCTGGTGGTGGTTATCATTCATTAGCAAGAAAAAGTGATGGTACATTATGGGCATGGGGTTATAATGATCATGGTGAA